TCAAACGGTGAGTGCTTAAGCACTCACCGTACATCATTGTACAATAATAATCAACAGGAGATTCACCATGGCATCAGCCAAGCAAAAGAAAGCACAGAAGGAAAGCATGATCCGCACACTGGACAAGATGGCGGCACAAGACGGTGGCATGGGTGTCATTGCAAAGTGGTACGAAGATGCAATCGCGCCCAAGCAAGATACAGAAGTGTTTGTGTACGGTGAAGACGAATCAACCACCAATGAGTGATGACAAAGTACAACAATTGGATACCCTTATTTCGCAACAATTTAAAGCGTTCATACAGGGTGTGCACAAGGCGGTGCGAGACAGTGACATCACATACGCTGAATTGAATGCAATGTCAACCAACCAAGCATTCGTTGATGGCATTGAGATGTATTTCGGTAATGTTGAGTACCCTTCCAAGTTCGTCGCTCAGATGATCATCCAACGACAATGACCACACAGGCCGTCACAGCGGAAGACCGTGAGATAATCGCAACACTGTTGATCGAATTATCTCACAAGTATGGTGGAGCGTTGGTGTACCGTGAGATAAAGACATGGTGCAAACACGTTGAGGAGTCTGTGATGGAGAACAACCGCGAAGAAGCAATCGCTCTGCAAGAGTGGATCAAGATGAACGATGAGACTGTACATTGAAGCTGATTACAAGAATGGAAGCACTATGCAGTGGCGCCAAACGGTTCTACACTGGCAAGATGTGTCTGAACGGTCATACTGTTGAACGGTACACAAGCACAACAGAGTGTGTTGAGTGTAGTCGAGTCGCTCACCGTACCTACTATCAAGCCAAGAAGATTCGAAAGGAGACTGGTGAGGCTCAAATAGTGACAGCAGCTGCAGCAAAGTACCACGTTTGGGATAAAAAGTGAATCCACAATTCTCAGTACTGCCACACCAACGTGAGTTCTTGGAGGATACCGACACCCGCTTTCTCGCACTGGTTGCTGGTTATGGGTCAGGAAAGACTCACGCATTCTGTCTGAAGGGTATAATGATGGCGTGGTTGAACGCTGGACACAAAGGGTGTCTGATGGAGCCAACCAACGCGATGGCTGCAGACGTTCTGATTCCCGACTTTATAGATTTGTTAAACGAGTATCAAATACCGTACTCATACCGTGCATCACCCTATCCAACGTTCCAACTGATGTTCGAGGACGGGGTCAGTACGGTGTACATACGGTCCGCAGAGAACTACAAAAGGTTGGCCGGTCTTAACCTCGCGTGGTTTGGTGTTGACGAAGCTGACACAATCAACAAGAGTGTTGCGATCAAGATGTGGAGACTGTTGCAATCACGGTTACGAGCGAAGGATGCGAATCATATCCAAGGGTTCACAACATCAACGCCTGAGGGTTTCAACTTTTTGTGGCAATACTTTGTCCAAGATGTAGAGGAGGCGGGGCGCGAAGGCAAGACGATGGACGACCGTCGTATCATTCATGCACGTACAGCAGACAACCCATTCTTGGATGATGATTTCATTCCATCGTTGATACGCAACTACCCAGCCAACCTGATCACATCGTACTTGGACGGACAGTTCACCAACCTGAACACAGGCACAGTGTACTACAGTTTCGACCGTTCGCTCAATCACAGTGATCTGACAGTGGCGGATTGTGACGACGTTGCCCACCGTATCCTCGAACCACTACACATTGGGATGGACTTCAACGTTGGAAAGTGTTGCGCGATCGTTCATGTGTTGCGTGAGAAGGTTGTAGATCGCGCCATGCTACAAACCCAAGAAAAATATCTTAACCCGGTTAATGAGTCAACACTGGACAGGATCTACCCTGTAGCGGTTGATGAGATAACGGACATCAAGAACACTGAGGCAATGATCGATGAGATCAAGCTTCGGTACCCTGATTGGGCAAAGCGTGAGATCACAATCTACCCTGATGCATCATCTCGTGCGGAAAAGACCAACGCTTCCACCACAGACCTGCGTATGTTGAAGAAAGCGTTCAACGTCAAGGCACTTACAAAGAACCCGTTTGTCAAAGACAGGGTCAATTCCATGAACGGAATGTTCTGCAACGGGGAAGACAACAGACGTTATCTCGTAAATACCCATAAATGCCCAAAGTACACCACGGCGCTGGAAACCCAAGCGTATACCGATGCTGGTATTCCTGATAAGGAGCATGACCAGGATCACCCCGTTGACGCAGCGGGGTACTTTATATGGAAGAGGTTCCCACTGAAGAGACAAAACAGAAAGTTGAGGATTGTTGGAATATGACTACCGCATTTGATAGCTTTGACCCCGACAACATCCGACTGGAAGACGTTCAGGAGTTTACCAAACGCAATGGTACTCGTGCACCGATGAGGTTTGCCAAGACCATAACCGAAAATCGTAAGTTGCGTGAACAACACAAGCGCACATTTGCTCGTGTTGGCAACAAACCCAGCAGAACTCCTCGCGAACAGGATAGCTACGAAGAGGCTACGGCTTGGTTATCTGTTGAGCGCGATGAGACAAATCACACAGTGCGTGACACCATGATAATGCAATACTTTACTGAGTTGTTCAAGCCAACCAAGGTTGCTCGAAAGAAGGTTGACAACACTTGGACGATTCGTGACATACCAAACAGCCGAAATCAAATAAATACGAAATTGAAGGAGATCCTCGATGCCAATTGATTCAAAACATCCTGAGTACGCACCAGAGATGGCCCAAAAGACTGTCGATGCGTACAAGGGCGATGTTCTTGATTATGTTGAGCGTCTCGAAGCGCAAACAAATGAAGATTACAACAAATACCGCAACCGTGGTGTGTACTACAACGTAACAAAGAAGACAACAGAGGCGATGATCGGTGCAGCTCTACGAAAAGAGTTCGTAACTGATGTGCCAGATGCTCACGTTTCGGAAAACCAAACACTTTCTGAGCTCGTCAGCATGGTTCTGCGTTCTGTTTTGCTTCAAGGTCGCTGTGGAATCTTGGTTGACTGGTGTGATAACAACGATACCCCAAAGATTATCGCTTACGATAGGGGCAGCATTGTCAATTGGCGTTCCGATATGTCTATGATTGTGTTGGAAGAGATGACCTATCAGGAAAAAGCCGACGACCCATATGTGCTGGAGGAGATTCTTCAGTACCGTGAGTGTTTCATCGACGAAGAAACGGGCAACTACATGGTCCGCCTGTGGCAACAAGACGGAGCACACCCTGGCAACAAGTCAAAGTTTGTTGTTATTGAAGAAACAACGCCAACCAGACGAGGGGAGCCTCTCAAGAAAGTTCCATTCACGTTTGCAACACCATTCGACACAACAGAAACATCTTACAACCCAGTTCTTTTGAACCTCGCACAGATTAACCTGTCGCACTTTCGTTCAACTGTCGACTTGGAGCATGGGTGTCACTTCACAGCGATACCACAGCCTTGGGTTGTTGGTGAGTTCACTGAAGACATGGGTGGAGCGATTCCAGTAGGAGCATCTTCACCTTGGTTGTTGGAAGTTGGTTCCAGTACTGGCTATTTGGAGTTCACTGGCGCAGGTTTGGATAAACTGGAAGAGCGCCTCAAGAGCAAAGAGGCACAAATGGCATCTTTGGGAACCCAACTATTGACTCTTGCTGGTGTTGAATCGGCGGATGCTCTGCGAATGCGATCCAGTGCGTTGACAGCAACCCTCAACAACGTTGTAGGTGCAGTTGAGTCGGCAATGCAGCAGACCCTTACAATGTACAAGTATTGGTTGGGTGAAGACAGTGAAGCACAGTTCGAGATGAACCGCGACTACTCTGCCAAGGTACTTTCTCCACAAGAGATGTCTGGTTTGATGAACTTGTACCTTGCTGGAACGATATCACAAGAGACGTTCCTTGAGAATATGTTCGAAGGTGAGATTGCACCAGCCGTTGAGGAAGAACTGGCAAGGCTCCGTGGTGAGAGTGTTGCCAGCGAGCAAGAAGAACCTGAGATTGAAGAGGAACAGGAATGAGACAAGTCCAAGGGAAAGTTCGTACACAGATTAAACGAACATCACGAGCAGGTGGTGAGTCATTATTCGGCAAGTCAGTTGGTCTCGGCCGTGGCAAAAGGATCATGGCACAACCAAATCGAACACCTCGTGGTCAACACCGGGCTGTTTATTAATAAATAACCCAGAAGTATAAATACAATTCTGGTGGGGTCCTTTTCAAAGCGGGCTCCATTGAAATATCGCGTAGGTTTATTCCTGTGGAATATACTGGTATTACGCATCAATTAACTCGGTGAGGTAATTATGGCTTTGGAATTGAAGGTAACTGAAGTGCCGGAAGGCATGGAAGAGATTTACATTGAGAGTGACGACGGTGGTTTTGTTCTGGACGTAGACGGTGTTGTTTCAACATCTGAACTCGAGGCAGCCCTGTCAGAAGCGAAGACCGCAAAACAGAAGGCCAATGAGTTTCGTACAAACAACATAAAGTTGACGAAGCAAGTTGAACAGCTGGGTCTTAAAGGATTGACCAGTGGTGAATCCACAGGAGCAAACGAAGAGCAAGTACAAGCTCTTATTGAGGACGCAGTGTCCGATATGAGAATTAAACTTGACGGGTTTGAAACTGAAAAGAACGCTTTACAGTCACAGCTTGAGGAAGTTGTTTTGTCCGACAGAGTAAAGGACATCGCTATTCAACACGGTGTGTTTGAAAGTGCGCTTCCAGATATCGTATCACGTGCTCGCACGGTGTTTACGGTAAAGGATGGAAAACCTGTTCCTCTTGATAAGAAGAGCAGAGACGAAGACGGTAATGTGCTGAATCCGGAGAGCTGGTTAAAGAAGCTCCAAGATGATGCAACACACCTGTTCAAGCCATCCAATGGATCGGGAGCAACTCGCCCAAATGGAAATGGCCGACAAAGTGGTATGCGCGAACAAGCAAATCGCAAGTCGACCGACAAAATCGCTGATGGTTTGAAGAATCGAGCTGGCAGTGGTAAAACAGCAAAACAAGTAATGTAAACAACAGGAACCTATTACCATGGCATCTATTACACTTGCAGAAGCATCAAAACTGTCTCTTGACGACCTCGTAACCGGAGTCATCGAAGCAATCGTTGATGTAAACCCAATCTACTACGCCCTTCCTTTCCAGGATATTCAGGGTAACGCCAAGACTTATAACCGTGAGAACACTTTGGGTGATTCACAGGTTGCAGGTATCGACGGCACAATCCTTGCGAAGGCAGCTCCTTCTTACACCAAAGTAACCAGCAACCTGACCACAATCATCGGCGACGCCGAAGTGAACGGTCTACTGCAGGCACAGCAAATTGGTGGAGACATCACCTCTCAGAACATCGCTTCCAAAGCGAAGTCTGTAGGTCGTCACTATCAGTACCTGATGTTTGAAGGTGTGGCGGACGGCGTCAGCACTCCTGGCTCCCACGTGTTCCCAACATCACCACGTTTCCCAACTGATGACAACAACTTCGATGGCATGCGTGTCCTTGTAGAAGGCATTGGTGGTAATCAGGTCAAGAAAGCATCAGGCCCTTTGTCGTTTGAAGACCTTGACGCTATCCTGAACGAAGTCAAGTCCAAGGATGGTCACGTTGATGCACTTTGCATGAACGATCGTGAGATCACAAAGCTACGTGCACTTGAGCGTGGGCTTGGTGGTACTTACCTGACTGAAGTTCAGAACACAGATTTCGGTGGCAACATGTACCTGTATGCTGGCGTTCCAATCTACCGTTCTGAGTGGATCCCAACCGACATCGACAACAACCTTGGTACTGGTTCAGCAACCGACTCTGTCGTGTACGCGTTGAACTTCGACTCTGGTGCTGAGCGAGATGGTATTGCCGGTCTTACTTCATATGAAAATATGGGTATCAACGTTCAGAACGTTGGTGCATCTGAGACCAAGGACAACCACATCTGGCGTGTTAAGTTCTACTCTTCTTTCGCAATGTACAGCTCTTTGGCTGTCGCAATGCTGACTGAGGTTGACGGTTCATAATATACCGTTTTCTTGGAGTAATTGAGAAATGGGGATGGCTTGCGCTGTCCCCATGGCTCGCACAGAACTTTATAACCCCTGCCGATGGAGGTAACTGAATGGCAACCCCAGGTGTATTCGATTTCGATGACGAACTTGGTGGAACAGAAGCCAACAGCTACGTTCCACTCGCATCCTTTGTGCAAGCAGAAACCAACCAACTGATCGTTGGTGCGGATGACTACTTTGCACTACATCCCAAGAATTCCTTGTGGACATCTCTGTCTACGTCTGAAAAGGAGTCCTTTCTCGTACGCGCGACGACTCGACTTGATATGGAGACATACAGTGGTCGAATGGCAAACACGAATCAACGGCTACAATGGCCTCGTACGTGGATCGTAGACCGTAACTTCGAACAAGATCAAGATTTCTTGGAGTTCGCAGACGGCAACTATTACCAAAGTGACAAATACCAACCACTTCCACTGGCTTACGCTACATTTGAGATGGCGTTGTTCTATGTCGAAGAGTGGAAGGAAGAATCTGAGTTCTTTTCTCGCAGAGACCAAGAGCGAATGGAATCCGTGACAATCGGACCACTGAGCGGTTCTTTGCGCAAGTGGAAAGAAGAGAAATTACCAGACCCCGTCCGCAGACTGTTGATAGCAATCGGCCCAGGCGCATGGAGGGGATCAAGACCACCACGCATCGTTCGTTAAACCGTTAAATAGAGTATGATATGAAAAATGAAAATGAGCCGATACGGCATAGGTACATACAAGAATTTAAGACATCAGATATGCCACTTGCAACGTTCTTGAGATACTCAGGATACAAATGCACAGAGGTGCGCAAAGTGGATGACAGACGCGCCGAGTTCGTATTTGATAAAGTGGACAAGCAAGACTTGGACGACTTCAATAGCGACAAGACTTGCGTTGAGCCGAAGATGTACACAGCAATTATGAGACAACAAAACCGTGCCGCACGTCGCGTTGTCCAACAATAACGGGAACGAGAATGGGTATTGCAGCAGAACTTAACATTTCAATCAATCAGGGCAGCACGTTCTCGATGACATCTACTGTCAACGATTCGAATGGCGACCCAATCGATTTAACCTCCGCAACAATCAGTTCAATGATCCGACAAAATGTTGGTGACGCTTCTCCAGCTGCCACATTTGATGTTGTTGGTACGGACTTGGCGAATGGCCAATTTGAAATTCGTCTTGAACCTGCGGTGACAGCTGCATTGTCCTTCTCCGGCAACATTGCTGTGTGGGATCTTGACATAGAATATTCTCCAACTGAAGTCGACACAGTATTCTTCGGCCGAGTGACCCTCAACAGAGAGGTTACACGGTAATGGCTGATTACACAGTTGAGGTAATTGAAGAAAATGTAGAGGTTGTTATTACGACCGGCCTACAGGGGCCTCAGGGTTCTGTTTCCAGTGGTGTGCTTGACGACCTTTCAGATGTTACAATCACAACCGCCGCTGATGGAGAGGTATTAACATACAACTCAACTTCTGGTGATTGGGAAAACGCGACTGGTGACTTTGCACCCACCATCCACACTCACGTCAAAGCAGACATCACAGATTTCAGTGACGGTGATTACGCCACAGCTGTCCACACTCACGTCAAAGCAGACATCACAGATTTCAGTGACGGTGATTATGCAGATGCAGCACAGGGCGCACTTGCTGATTCTGCTCTACAAGACATAACTGCAGAATCCATCAAAGATCTCAGTGACGTGTATAGCTCCATGACCCCAGTTGATGGTCAAGTTCTCACATACGACACCACCAACGGTTGGCAAGCAGAAAACTCACTGACTGGTGTAACAGATCACACACTGCTGACGAATATTGGCACCAACACACACGCTCAACTCGACTCTCACGTTGCGTCCACATCGAATCCTCACAGTGTTACGGCTACACAAGTTGGACTTGGGAATGTAGACAATACCTCTGATGCTGACAAGCCTGTGAGCACAGATCAACAGACAGAGATTGACACAAAAGAAGATTCGTTTGCCAAGAACACTGCGTTCAACAAAGACTTCGGGGCGATCAGTGGCACAGTAACGCAAGGTGACGACTCACGGTTGAGCGATGCCCGTACTCCAACTGCTCACACTCACGTCAAAGCAGACATCACAGATTTCAGTGACGGTGATTACGCAACAGCAGCTCAGGGAACAACTGCCGACAGTGCTGTTCAACCATCTGACAATGTAAGTGATCTTACAAACGATGCGAACTATCAAGCGCGAGTAGTTCCAAGCACAACAAACGACTTCGCAGCATTGGATGCAAACGGAGACATCATTGATGGTGGATCACAGGCATCGGATTTTGCAACAGCGGCACAAGGTGCAACAGCGGATAGCGCACTACAGGATATCACATCTGAATCCATCAAAGATCTCAGTGACGTGTATAGCTCCATGACCCCAGTTGATGGTCAGGCGTTGATGTTTGATACAACAAATGGGTGGCAAGCAGAAACGCTCCCATCTGGTGTAACCGATCACACACTTCTATCAAACATTGGTACGAACACTCACGCTCAGATCGACACACACATCGCTGATACAGCCAACCCACACAGTGTTACAAAAGCACAGGTTGGATTAACAGATGTGGATGATACATCTGATGCGGATAAGCCTATAAGCACGGCAACCCAAACAGCTTTGGATGGTAAAGCCACTTCTGCTCAGGGTGCACTTGCTGATTCTGCGATGCAAGATCTGGTCGATGATGTATCTCCTCAGCTTGGTGCGGCCCTTGACTTGAACGGCAACGACATTCAAGGTACCGGAAATGTTGACATTTTCGGTTCTGTCAACTCAACAACGGCTGTGGTTTCGACAGGAACAACTCTCAACACCCACGGCGTTAAGACTGACACAACAATGACCGTCAAGGAGCTCGCCTCACACGGTGTAACTCCAACAACTGGGTACGGACACGTCTACGCGAAAACAGACGGCAAACTGTATTTCAAGAATGACTCAGCAGTAGAAACAGAATTGACTGCTACGGGAAGTAGCGTTGCAGAACTATCCGATCTTTCAGACGTCAACACATCCACCCCTACGAACCGATTTGTATTGGTTGCAGATGGTGTTGATTTTGAATCCAGATTGCTTGTTGAAAATGATATCAGCAACCTTGGCGATTACATTTCAGATGTTGTAAACGACTCGGCACCTGCACTTGGTGGTGATCTGAACGTTAATGGTAACTCAATCGTCTCTGTAACAGCAAACGAAGATATTCCCATCACACCAAATGGAACGGGTAGTATTGTTCTCGATGGACTTAATTGGCCTCAAGCAGATGGGACAGCAAACTACGTACTGGAAACAGACGGAGCAGGACAACTGTCTTGGGTTGCTCAATCTGCTGGTGTTACAGATCACACAGGTCTATCGAACATCGGTACAAACACTCACGCCCAGATCGACACACACATAGCTGACGCAACGCTTCATTTTACACAAGCAAGCATTTCAATCACCGAATCACAGATCTCTGACTTCGGCACATATGAGCCAGCGTTCTCAAAGAATACAGCATTCAATAAAAACTTTGGTGCAATCACCGGTACGGTAACAGAGGGAGACGACGCGCGGTTAAGTGATGCACGCACCCCAACGGCACACACTCACGTCAAGGCAGACGTTACTGATTTCTCGGACGGAGATTATGCAACTGCGGCACAAGGCACAGCAGCCGACAGTGCCACCCAACCATCTGATAACATAAGCACACTTACAAATGATTCAGGATATCTGTCAAGTGTAATTGCTTCCGATGTTGATGCAGAGGCATCAACAGACGGCCACGTATTGACAAGCGATGGAGCAGGAAATGCAGCATGGGAAGCAGTCGCTGGCGGTGGCGGCGGTGCGAATGAACTGTCCGATCTCTCTGACGTCAACACATCCACTCCAACAAACAGAAACGTATTGGTAGCAGATGGTGTGGACTTCGAGTCACGAGCACTTGTTGAAGCAGACATAAGCGATCTCGGGTCTTACATCACAGCAAGCTCATCCGACACATTAACAAACAAGACCTTCGACGCGAATGGAACTGGCAACAGCCTGAGCAACGTTGATGTTGCTGATCTTGCAAACGGTACTGACGGTGAACTGATCACATGGAGTGCAGCGGGAGTTGCAACAACGGTAGCTACTGGAACCGCCACTCACGTATTGACATCCAATGGTGCAGGCGCAGCCCCAACATTCCAAGCTGCTGCTGGTGGTGGCCTGACACAATTTGATAATGATGTTGACGGGCAGGGGTATGAATTGTCAGATGTAACGCTACCTCTGACAATGAACAACCAAACCGGAACATCGTATACAGCAGTTCTCACTGACTCCGAGAAGTTGATCACACTGAACAATGCCGCTGCTATCACGATGACGATTCCAGCAAACAGTTCTGTTGCTTACCCAATTGGAACCAAATTAACCTTTGAACAAAAGGGTGCTGGTGAAGTAACGATCGGAATCACATCTGACACGCTGAACATTAATGCTGGATACACGGCGGTGATGAACGGTCAACACTCAATCGCAACTGCCCTTAAGATTGACAGCACAACGTGGATATTGTTTGGTGGACTGGTGCCCGCCGCCGCTGGTGGTGGTGGTGGAGCTGACTACGTTCAGGTGTCTTCAATAACATACTCAACCATCAACAGCACCTCACCTGTGACAATAACCCTGAACGAAAAGAACATTGATACGGGATCCATAGCTACGTTATCAGCAAACGTCATAACTCTACCAGCCGGAACGTATGAATACACATACGAGATACTGTGGGTTGGTGCTGGATCATCTGGTACGACAAAGCTGCTCACAGAGCTGTACGATAACACCGCCGCTGCAACAATTGTTGGTTCAGAATCATATGGTGAGTGTCGAATGAGTTCAGGTGACCTTGGTGAAAACAATCAAACTGCGACCGGTATGTTTGTGCTTTCTGAATCATCCGGCTTGATTCTTCGTGGCTGGCGCGACGGTTCAAACTCACCAGGGTTGCTTGCGGGTCAGGGAGACCACACAAGCCGGCGTGTATTCTTCAAGAAGGTCGCTTAAGTGATAATTCCTGGAGTTGTAGCAGCAAGGGGTGTCGTCATCCCTCCACCAGCGCCACCCTCGCTTGTGGATCAATATAATCCAGTTGGTGCAAACGCAAACTACACATCAATGACGTTGAATATGCCTTCATATGCCGCGGGTGATCTGATTATAGCGTGTCCGATTTTCAACGTTTCCACCTATACGTGTACTCCAAGTCAGGCCGGGTGGACGGTAGTCAACGATGATGCTACCAACCACATAAAAACATACTACAGAATTGCAACCGCAAGTGAGCCAGCATCATATGTATTCACCAGTTCTGTCGCTGGGCGGCTGCGGGGGAGCATGTCGGTTTGGAGAGGAGCATCGTCGGTTTCAAACTTTGTGTATAAAACCGGAACTGCTGTAGATGCGTATACTCCCGACGATGACTATATTGTTGTTGCAATGATTCACCACGAAACCATCACGAATAACAATTTGTGTTCCCCATCTTACGCTGGTTGGACAAAAGAATTCTGTGTGACGTCTGGGTCGAGTTACACGAGTGGGTCCCGTCTGAACTCATCCGACAGTGTGGAGAAGGATACTGAAATCTCCAGTTGGACGGCAACACCATCAACGTCACATTGTGTGTTCCAGATTAACAGGTAAATATGAGATGAGCAAAGCATATTCAATTCAGAAGAAGTTGTGGAAGGCGTACGGTAAAGTCGGCAAGGCGCTCGGCCGAGAGTTCTCCGTGTACCGTCCTACCGAACTGACTGACCCTATGCGTCCAACCAATTGGTTGTTCAATACTGACATCGCGTTCTCTCAGGACTGGAAGTACAAGTCACCTCACAAGTGGGGTGTATCTCTTTGGAAGACGTGGGTTGATGGTCGCCTCAACAGACTGACTGACATCGAACAAGGTGACATTTTCTACGACTCACTGCGCAACGAGACATACTTTGTTGCAAGCACACAAGAGCACCTTGACATACAATCGATCAAAGCGAACGAACGCATCACAATCTCTCGAGCAGGGTACACAGACGGTGCCAATGGATTTGGTCCAGGCGATACGGAAGTCGCGACCGACGTGCCGTGCTACATCGAAGAGCCTGGTTCCGGTGGTGGAAATCTTGGATACATACCTGCAGCGTCTTATAGCACCGATTCCGTTCCAAGCTACATGGTGTATCTTGTTGACAACAATAACGAAATTGAGATTCGAGATGCCATCACAGATGGTAAGGGTCGCAGATTCCAAGTATTGAACATAGATGATAATGACGTTGGTCGTAAACTGTCTTGTACGGTGTACACGCCATGAAGGTATTTCTCGACACAAGAGAGTTTAATCGGTTCATTGACAAGTCAACCAAGAAGCTCAAGAACACCAAGAAGCCACTCAAGCGAATGGCACGTGTTGAGACTGAAGCGGCTCAGTACAGAATTCGAACATCCAAGCAAACGCCTGACGGACAGCCATGGGCAGCATGGGCATACAGCACATTTATAAGTCGCATACGTAACGGAACAGTTGGAACTGGTCCGCTATATGTTTCAGGATTGTTGATGCGATCGTTCAAGTCCAGAGTGACTTCCACGAAGGCGACAATATCCAACACAGCTCCCTACGCAACATACTTGCAAGAGGGTACAGACAATATGCCAGCTCGCCCATTCATGGGGTTTGGCCGTGAGTCACATGATCGAATTAATGACATCATGATGGAACACCTGGAAAAATAAATATGACATCACAGATAGACGTAGTTACACAAGATTTGGTCGATACTGTCAAGGCGGTCGCCTCGTTCAGTAATCGTGTTGGGCTTGCTGTTGGTGGTCAAGAAATTGATCCCATCAACCGTGATTTGACCAGACCTGCTGCGTGGGTGATCTACATTGGCGACGACTTTGTCAGCGGCAATACCATGAACCCATGCAACACGTTGATTAAGCTGAACTTTATTGTCAAGATCCTTATCGATTATGACAGCGAAGCCAATCTGATATCAACACACCTGCCACTTTTACACGAAGTGGCACAAGCGGTACAAGGCGGAGAGCCAGCACCCGGATCGAAATGGCTGTATGAAGGGCAAGGACTCGAAGCATTGGAACCCGACCGCATGGTTTGGAACCAACAGTACAGTATACAACTGGGTATATAAATACCCGCAATCATATGATTAAAGGAGACATTCACAATGGCTTGTGGAACAAATAATTACTTTGTAGGAAACGGTGAGGTTCTCGTTCGCAGACGTGCAGACGATTGCGGAGACCCGTCAGAAGGCTATCGTAAGCTTGGCGACGCAAACACCTTGATGGTCAACATCTCACAGGATTTCGGTAACCACTACGAATCAACATCTGGCAACCGTGTGCGTTCAGCGCGTTGGTTGAACCAAACAGAAGCAAACTTCACCCTATCAGTTCAAAACTTTGATGCCGAGAACTTGGCGGATCTACTTTTGGGTACTGACTCTGGTGCAGTCGCTGGCGCAGCTGTTGTGGGGGAAGTTGTTCCAGACGCTTACTTGGATCGTTGGGTGTTCACAGAATTCCCAGGCATCTCTGCAGTTTCTGTTACTTCCGACTCTGGCGGCAACGTATTGGTACTCGATACTGACTATGAACTCGACACCCGTAACGGTGGAATCAAGATCATAGACATGACTGATGTTGTTGATAACAGCATTGAAGTTGATTACACGCACGTTGGTATTGAAGGTCTCATTGAGGCGCTTACAACCAATCCAGAAGATTTCCAGGTACGCTTTAACGGGATTAACCTTAACTCGTCAAACAAGCCTGTGATCGTTACTCTGAAGCGCGCACAGTTCAATGCAACCGAAGAACTGAGCCTTATCGGCCAGGAAATCACAGAACTATCATTCACGGGCGCTTTGCTTCCTGATGAAAACTCTGAGTTCTTCGACATTCTGTTGAGCAACCAAGTAGCTTAAACCGCTACTTCGTACGACGAATAAACTGGATGGGGCGAAATGGCGCCCCATGCTTTTAAATATGAAATGAGGAATTGGTATGGTTGATGTAGTCGAGAAAGAAATGAAAATGTTGTTCCCAGAGACAGACGTTGAACTGGGAGGACAGACTTTTTCTATCCGCCCCTTCAGTTTTGTCGAGACGCGTATTGTTGTCAAACACTTGAAGGAGGTCCTCCACATTCTGAACGGAGACCTGACACCCCAAGCCCTTGCTGAGATCTACGACAAAGCCTTCGACGGTGTTGTTGCAGTGATCGCGATGACATTC